GCTACCAAACCCAAAGCCGGATGGATATCGCTTATAAGCCTAGGGAAGTGGATGATCAGAATATCTCAGACATACTCTCTAAGATCTCTATGTACCTAACAGATCAAAGTAAGTTCCCATGGAAAGAGAGTCAAGTATTCTCAGATGGTTTAATACAACAACGTGGTTACTTTGACATTAAGATGGATTTTAATGATAACGTATATGGAGATGTAAGTATAGATGTATTGGATCCATTAGATGTAATACCAGACCCTGATTCTAAAAGTTATGATCCAGATGATTGGGCTGATGTTATTACCCTCTCTTGGATGTCCTTTGATGATATTAAAGAAACATATGGCCTAGCCAAATGGAGAGCTATAGAGAATGCAGTATCTAATGAACCTGACTTTGGTAGGGGTACATTTGAAGAAGAGCGTAATAAGTTTGGTTCTGTAAACAACTACTCTGCCTTCTACACAGATACTACAGATGTCCCTCATGCCCGTCTAATCAATAGACAATACTGGAAACTACATAATAGAGAGTTCTACTTTGACCCTAGTACTGGTGATTTATTCCCTGTACCAGAAGGCACTAAACCTGCTGAGAAGAAGAAGTATGCCAAGGGTAATGGATATGAAATAATTAAGAAAACTGCTAAAAGAGTTAGATGGACAGTATCTACTAGAGATGTTGTTCTATTTGATGAATGGAGTCCTTATGATCATTTTACTGTAGTTCCTTACTTTCCTTACTTTAGGCGCGGTGTAACTGTAGGTTTAGTAGATAATCTTATTAAGACCCAAGAGATGTTAAATAAGGTTTACTCTCAAATACTACACGTAGTGAACACTACTGCTAACTCAGGTTGGATGATAGAGGAAAATACTCTAGTCAATATGGATACAGAGGATCTAGAGCAAGTAGGTTCTCAAACTGGATTAGTATTAGAGTATAAGCAAGGGAGAACAGCCCCACAGAAGATTGAGCCAAACCAAGTGCCAACGGGCCTTAAAGATCTAGTAACCTCAGGTGTAGATCTTATCAGGCTAATAAGTGGTGTGTCTGAAACCTTTCAAGGAGGTAAGGGCCCAGAGGTGAGTGGTACAGCTATTCAATCAAGAGTACATCAATCAGCTATACAACTCGCAGCTCCTATTGATAATTTGTTTAGGACTCGTAATATGATAGCTGATAGATTATTGAAGTTGATACAAGGTTTTTATACTCAAGAAAGAACCTTTATTATTACTGGCCCAGAGAAAGATGGTAAACAAGAGAATGTTCCTGTTACAATAAATCAAGATGATGGTACATCTATCATTAACGATGTAACAGTGGGTAAGTATGATGTAGTTATCTCTGATGTTCCTACTCAAATCACTTTCCAAAATGCTCAGTTCTCTCAAGCTATTGAAATGCGTAAGTTTGGTGTTCAGATACCAGATGCTGAAATGATTAAGATGAGTACTCTCTCTCGTAAGAACGAGATCGCTCAACAACTTGAAGGTGGCCCTAGTGACGAAGAGAAGCAACAGATGCAGCTTCAATTAGAAACTATGAAAAAGACTATTGAAGAGTTGGAAGCTAAGGCTAAGGCTAAAGAAGGCGAGACTCTTAAACAAGTGGCAGATGTAGCTGTAATGATCTCTGAGAACCCTAAATTAGCATTGATTATAGACGCGCTACAGTCTCATTTAACTAAAGATGAAGAAGAGCAAGGCGAACCTCAGGAAATGCCTGAAACAGCCCCTAAAGTTTCTACAATGCCTGTCGATAATACGAGTACTCCGAGGCAACTAGGAAACATTAATGAACTTCAATGATGCATTTAAATTATTAATAGGGAATGAGGGTAAGCTCTCCATGGATCGGAGAGACAGAGGCAACTGGACATCAGGTAAAATAGGAGTAGGTGAACTGAAAGGAAGTATGTTTGGTATCTCTTCTATGTCTTATCCTGATGAGGATATACAGAACCTTAGCCTTGACAGGGCGAAAGAGATATATCTAAGGGATTATTGGAATAAACTTAGGATAAATGAATTACCTTCCTCGATCAGTTTTGATCTATTTGATACTGCTGTAAATAGTGGTGTGACTAGATCTATTAAGATCCTTCAGACTTCTGTTGGATCAGAACCTGATGGTATCATAGGAAAGAATACACTCAAGGCTGCTAGCTCTATAGACCCTGTATTACTTAAACAGTACTATAACGCTAATAGGCTCCTATTCTTTACTGAGATACCAGCATGGGAATCACAAGGTAAAGGGTGGGCTAGAAGAATAGCTCATAATCTTTTATTAAAGTAAACTTTGAAATGCACCACCTAGGCATATTAGGTGATCTCGTACTAAAACGATAAAATAGAAACTAAGGAAACAAATGGCTAAGTATACAGAAGAAGATCAAGAAGACGAAACATTGGATAGAGGGGATGACTTTTTAGAAGACGAGGAAGATGAGGATCTTGAAGAAATAGAAGAAGATCAGGAAGACGAAGAAGTAGATGAGGAAGAACAGGAAGAAGAAGAAGATGAAGTAGAGGAAGAAGAAGTACCGACTAAGAAAGAAGCTCGTATCCCTAAGTCTCGTTTTGATGAAGTAATTCAACAAAGAGAAGATGCTAAGGAACGAAACCTATGGTTAGAAGCTCAATTAGAAAAGCTTATCTCACTCTCCAACGCTCCAACAGCAGCTACTCCTGCAGCACCACAAGCTCCTACTTATGACTTCACTGCCGCTGAAGAGCAATATGTATCTCTAATCATTGAAGGTGAAATAGCTAAGGCATCAGCCCTACGGAACCAGATTGACAAAGAGAGAAAGAATGAGTTAATGGGTTTAATCAATACAATTAAATCTACTGCCTCCACTGAAGCCAAAGCTGAATCTACTGCTGCTATTGAAGCAGAAAGGTTTAATAATTACATTGCAACTGTTGAATCAACTTATAGTTTCTTAGATACAAACTCTAAAGATTATAATGAAGAAGCCGTTGATACTGTTAATGCTTTACTGGCTGGGTATGTTGCCTCAGGTAAAACAAAGACTGAAGGATTAAAGTTAGCTATTAGTAAGGTAGTCCCTTTGTATAAGGGTGTAGAGAAAGAGATAAAGGTATCTCTAGGTGGTAAGAGGAAAGTAGAGGCTGGTAAGAAGGCCGCTAAAGCTGCTAGTTCCCAACCAACTAAAGTAAAATCTGCATCTACTAAATCAGCTGATTCAGAGACTGTTGACATCTCTAAGATGAGTGAAAGGGATTTTAATAAGTTAACAAAGAAAGAATTAAGTATTCTGAGAGGGGATTAACCCCTTACGCGTATGTGTGGTAATTCGCTATATAAGTAGCCACACACAAATTACGAGAGTATTGTAGATAAGGCGTGTTCTACATCGGACTGTAAATCCGATCCCTCAGGGTAAACATTCTTGGTTCGACTCCAAGTGCTCCCACCAAATACGGCTACTAACACTAGTCATATATTCGTGTTACCTTCACGATAAAAGGTCGGCAAGGACTCCGAAATGTCTAACATGAGTATCAATTTAATTTTAATTTAATAGGAAATATTTAGAAATGGCATTAACTAACTTTGCTGCCTTAACAGCAGATCAAAAACTAGTCTGGTCAAAAGATCTGTGGAAAGCAGCTCGTGACTTGACTTTCATTAATAAATTCGTAGGCTCAAGCGATTCTGTTGTACAACGTATCACTGAGTTAACTAAAACAGAAAAAGGCGAACAGGTTATCATGCACCTGTTAGCTGACTTGGTTGAAGATGGTGTCGTTGGTGATAACGAACGCGAAAACAACGAAGAAGAAATGAAGACTTACAACACCAAGATTACCATTGACTTGATCTCTCACGGTCTACGTCAAAAAGGTAAATTGGCAGAACAAAAGACTGTTGTTTCCTTCCGTGAAAATGCTAAAGAAAGATTGTCTTTCTGGTTAGCAAACCGTATGGATCAACTGGCTTTCTTAACTTTGTCAGGTGTGTCTTACGCTTTCAACAACGATGGTTCTCCTCGTACCTCTGGTGCATTCGCTTCATTGGCATTCGCCTCTAGCGTAACTGCTCCTTCTACTAAAAGATGGAGACGTTGGGATGGTGCTAATGGCGCATTGATTGCAGGCAGCCCTTCTACTATGTTAGCTACTGATACTCTTACCTACAAAGCTATTGTTGATATCGTAGTTTATGCTAAAACCCATTACATCAAACCTTTGAATGCTGGTGGTAAAGAGTACTATGTTTGCTTCATTCGTCCAGAAGGTTTAGCTCAACTTAAGAAAGATCAAGATTACCAAAGAGCTGTTGTGACTGGTGCTGATCGTGGAAAGACTAACCCTTTCTTCGAAGGCGGAATCTTGACTGTTGATGGTTTAGTGTTCCATGAACATCGTTTAGTTTATAATACTAAAGGCGCTGCTTCTGGCTCTAAATGGGGAGCTCTTGGTACTATTGATGGTGCTCGTGCTTTAGTCTGTGGCTCACAAGCCTTAGGCTTCGCTGACTTAGGTGCTCCTGAGTGGTCAGAAAAATGGTTCAACTATGATTCTTCTCCTGGTATTAACATTGATAAAATGTTCGGTTTCTTGAAACCAGTATTCTACTCTATCTATGATAAGAGCACAGAAGACTTCGGTGTATTAGCAATCGACCACGCTATCTAAATCTAACAACACCCCCTACGCCTCTCTATGAAGCGCACCACTGGGGGTTACTTACCTAAGAGGGTATCATGGCTACTAAACCAACTAAACCAAGCAAAATGCCTTTTCCTGTCAAGAAAGCTCCGGCTAAAGGCAAGAAAGGCTGCTAATCAACATATCAATAGGAAATATATAAATGGCAATTAAGAAAAACCCAGGCCGTCAAACAGTTATTACTGTTATTCAGCCTTTAAACTTTGACTCAACTGCGAACAAAGGTGAAGTCGATGCTATCGGCACTTTCAACGCAATTGATTTACCTTCTAACGCAATCGTTGTTGGTGGTTATTTAAACGTAAAAACTGGTACAACTGTAGGTGTTACTGTTGCTCTGGGTGACGTAGGTTCAGCTGCTCGTTACTTAGCTGCTACCTCTGCAGTTACTGTAGCTAAAACTGCTTTGTTAACTCCTGGATATCAGCATACTACCCCAACTACTTTGTTTATCACTGTGGCTGGCGCTACTCCAGTTATTGCTGCTGCTTCTGAAATCGTATTACAATACGTTGTAAGTGGCCGAGCAGAGTTCTCACAAGGCTAATAACACGCCCACCCACTACTACTTCCTGAGGATTCTTGGTTAGTTGTAGCTGGGTGGCTTTTTTGTATGAGGAGCCTTATGGAAACTACGTCAAAAGCAAGTGGTAAAATGCCCACTTTAATATCCATTCTATTCGCTGCAAGGACTCAAGCGCATATCTTTCACTTACAAACTAAGAGCTACTCTCAACATATGGCTCTTAATTCTTATTATGATGGATTAATAGATTCTGCTGATTCATTAGCCGAAGCATATCAAGGTAGGGAAGGGATTATCGAGGAGTACCCTAAAGTCTCCGTAGTAACCTCTGATCCAATTAAACTAGTAGAACAAGTACGATCTTGGGTAGATAAGAATAGAAAGAGTTGTAGTCAGTACTCTGAGATTCAAAATCTAATAGATGAATTACAAGACTTAAATAACTCTACTCTCTATAAATTAAAGAACTTATTCTAATTATGAATTTTAAAAACTTTAGAAGTCCAGGTGAAGATATCTTTATTAGTTCCACCTCTGGTCATGGGGCTGTTATTACAAAAGACTTTATCTCTATACCAGATGTATTATGGCGAGAAGCCTATTCAGCTGGAGCACTCTCAGAGGAAATGAAGACTGAGGGAATGAAAGATTACATTGAAGAAAAGAAAGCTGAGAAGCTTCAAGAAGAATTAGCACAAAGAGCATTAGATAAGGAAGCATTGAGGGTGGTATATAATAGTCCAGTGGGATCTGTTGATAAAGAAGGCAGATTAATACATAGGAAGGCTATCGCTGCTATTAAACGCTCAGTTAAGAAAGATTACATAGATTCTATCTGGAACGAGTTAATCGAAGAAGCCGGAGAGTAATATGACTTTACTAGAATTAGTCTCTTATTTACGCGTTAACATTCTAGATGATACTGGCGGTACTGGAGTAGATTGGACTGGTTATAGTGAAAGTGATTATGATTCCATACAGCTAAGATGGAAGAATGAAGAAATAACAGCTAACATTAATGAAGCCATTAAACAAGTATACAAAAGAACTCATCCAGTAAAAGATTTAATAACTTTAAATGCAACAACTACTTCCCATCTATACTCTCTACCTAATTACGTAATGAAGGTTGAAGGTGTTAGACGTAGTGATGGTGTTAGATTGAGAGTAAGGGATTTAAGTGACCTATGGGAATTCAAGGACATGAATACCAGACAAGGAGATATACAATTCTATGTATTAGATGATGTAGATAATACTCTTAGAATCTCACCAATGCCTTTGGTAGATGAGACGTTAGATATCCTAATCTACAGGTACCCTAAGACCTCTCTCTCTTGGGAGTTTCCTGATTCCTCTCCAGAGTTAAAGGAAGAGTTCCAAGTACCAATGCTATCTTATGCTGCTTTTTTATGTTATATGAAAGATGAAGCAAACACTTTAGATCCTAAAAGGGCAGACACTTTCTCTGCTATGTTCGATAGAGAGTTCCCATTTGTATCTTCTTATGGTTCAATCAGGAAGAGAAGAACATCTAATAGAACTGTTAAGTACGGAGGTATTTAATGCCTAATCATAGTAAGGGTGTTAACCTAACTGTCTTTAAAGGTTTAAATAATGTAAGCTCCCCTGAGAATACGGATTTAAATTATCTGAAGAAAGCTCTTAATGTAAACATTGATAAGACAGGGAATGTCTATAAGAGAAAGGGTTATACTAAAGTAGACACTGCTAATTACTCCTCTCTATATACATCAGACAGCTTAGGTACATACGCAGTAAGAAACGGTGATTTGGTTATGGTAAACCCTGATTACTCTACTACCCTAATTAGAGCTGGTGTAGGTAATGTCTCTCTCTCCTTTCAAGAAGTAGATGATATTATATACTATACTTCAACTACAATCAATGGGACTATAACACTTGATGGGCCAATGCCCTTTGGGATACAAAAGAATCCATTAGATCCTAATCTAGTTCAAACGATTGGAGCATTACCTGAAGGTACTTATCAAGTAGCTTTCACATATGTAAACTCTGATTACAAAGAAAGTGGTGTATCTAGATCTTCTGTTATTACAGTTCCGTCAGGTTCTGGCATAACCTTTACAATCCCTAATAATCCTGATCCTACCATTTTATATGCCAGAGTCTATTGCTCTACTCAGAATGGAGAAGTACTCTATTACTCCGGTATAGGGACATTAGGGTTATCCTACTTCATAACTTCAACTGCTGAACTAATAAACCCTATAAGAACTTTTAACATTGATGCTGCTCCGCTCGGACAGATAGTTAAGTTTTATAAAGGTAGATTATACATAGCTGAGGGGAGCACACTATGGTACTCTGAACCTTATAGTTATGAGTGGTATAGATTAGATACTAACTTCCATCAGTTCCCTAGTGAAATATTAGAGATCATGCCTGTAGAGGATGGTATGTGGATAGCCTCTGATTACCTTTATTATCTATCTGGTAATGAGCCAGAGAAGTTTAATAGATCACTTAAGGAAAAAGTTAAGATTATTAAGGGGACTGGTACTCTTATCTCTGGTAGCTACATCCACATGGACAACACACCCACTGGGTACAAATGGCTTGTGTCTAGCGATTTGGGTATATTCATACTCTTTAATCAAGGAATGTGTATCAACTTAACATCTCAGAACGTAGAATTAGAAAAGGCTGATTTAGGTACTTCTCTGTTTCTTCAGGACTCTGGTACTAACCAGTATATGTCTATACTTAAAACTAATGAGAATCCAAATAATAGTGTTCTAGGGGATATGGTAGAATCTGTTATTATAAGAAATGGCGTTGTCATACCTTAATTTAATTTAACTAGGAAAATAAATGAACGAACAAACTTTAAAAATCGGTGGTATCTTCTCTTACGAGCACGTTAGAGATGGGGAAGTAATTGATACTTGGAAGGAGCCTAACCTGGTAGTCGACCAAGGTTTAACTTACATTCTAGATACTGCCTTATCTGGCGGAACTCAGTTAAACAACTGGTATATTGGTATCTTTAAAAATAACTATACCCCAGTCGCTGCTGATACTGCTGCCACTTTCCCCGGAGTTGGTGCTGCTCTTGAGGCTATAAGTGAATACTCAGAAGCTGCTAGACCCTCTTGGGTTGAAGCTGGAGTAACAGCTAAAACTATTACAAACACTGCTTCCCCTGCTGTATTTACTTTTGCATCTGGTGTGACTATCTATGGGGCTTTTTTAGTTAATACAAGTACTAAGGGTGGGACTACAGGCACTCTGGCTGCTGCATCTAAATTCTCATCTAGCAGGGTGATGTTAACAGGTGATAAGCTTAATGTTACTTACACTCTTGTAATTTCTTCTGTATAATAAGTAATATAATAAAATGAAACTAATACCACCCACGATCAAGTTTAGAGGTAACATAGATAATGCAAAGTTATATAAATCATATAGCCTTCAATCATATAATCTATTAGCCTCTAAAGCTGATAGGGGTGGTATTTCTTTTTTACACGATAAAATACTATTACCAGACGGTACTTATATAATGATAAGTACTACTGCAGATAATGTGTATAAGATGAGAACTGGTATAATAGAGATCACTGGTGTAGACGAGCCTAGTATCAAAGAGGCTGATGACTTCTATATGGAGTCTGGGTTCTTATTTCATGAGAGTAATTTCTCTGCGGCTGAAGTTAGTTATATACCATCTACAGTTAGATTTAATGATTTTACAACAAATACGTCAGACCTATTAATTAACGCATCTCCTTCTCGTATAATTAGCGATGGAGCTGAGAGTTGGGCTGTAGGCTGTCCAGGGAAGAAGTTATATGAGATCACCGGGTTCGGTGGTATAACTGGTGATCCTTATGTATTTACATCACCTGTACCTACCTATTGTTTTGGACTGAGAGATAAGAAGTTAGTACAAACTAGGTGCCCACCCGGTATCTTTACAGGTAAGCTCAGGCTAATGGTGCAATCAATATATGGATCAAATAGATCTGATTATACCTATGATGAGGGTGCACCTATGTCTTATCCATACTTTAATCTACGCTCGGTAAAGATAGATTCAGGAGTAAATACATCTGGACTATACAAAGACCCTTATGGTCAATATTGGCTAATAACTATGGGTGCAACTATATACGCTAGAAAGATGGTTCCTTCTGAAAAGGCCAGTAAAGCACTTAAAGATGGTAGTGTATATAAGAAAGGTAAGGTGGATGTTTTAACTGGTACACAAAACTTAGATGAGGCATATCTTCTCTCTACCCTAAGACCTAAAGGGTATAACATACCAATAGGGTCTCAAGGTAATACTAGTGGATTTAATCCTATAGCCTACGGATGGAAGTTCAATAATACTGGGGATAAGGTATCAATAGTAGTTATGAATGAAGTTAATAACATTCCTACTTATAATAACAATACCAATACTGCTACTACTTCCTATGGGTTCTTCACTAAATTAGTAACAGTATCTATTGGGTTTGATACTTTAACAAACCACCCATATGTATCATCTGCTGAAGATGTACAAACAGGGTATCATCTCCCTTACCAGCAATCTAAGATATTTAGCCCAGTCTACTCTTTGAGTATAATGCAGTGTTTGACCTCAGGGCCTCCTGGTAATAAATCAGGAGATTACACAGCCCCTATATACTGTTTTTATGATAGGGATGATATATTAAATATTATAACTGCTGTTAATGGGCGTGTACAGACTAAATCTACTCAGGATGTTCAGACAGGGTTCCCAGGATGGTGGGATTCAATAGGCTCTTACTTATTAATGGATTTCCAAGAACCTGGGTACAGAGAATACACTCCATCCTCTTCTGATACCAATGCTTCTGGACTACTTATAAACTCTATGAACTTTACAGGGTACTCAGAGAGAGCTACTAATAAAGAGTATCAGTCGTATAGAATAGTTCTTAATGAGAATAAAGATAATACAGCAATACTAATAGACTACTTAAACCCAACAGCTAGGTATGATTATAATGTATTAGCTGCTTCTTCTGCACCGGCAACTAATGTAATGGTGAGGTATGCAAGCTATTACAGACTACACAGTACTTGTATGGTAATACCCTTCGATGATGCTGAAGCCGTAGCCATAGGTTCTGATGATTATACCATTTCATCTGGTGAAACCTCTACAGAGTATGCTTATGCAACTTATAACTGGTGGAAAAAGGAGTATTGGTCATACCACCCTGCACCTAATGGAGCTGGATGGGGGGTTAGATGGGATAGTGCCGTTGGTGAGGTATTAGCAGGTGGTAGACCAGCGTTTTGGGGGGCAGTCTCTCCAGACCAACCATCTGACTTGCAAGCATTAAAAGATAAGTATAAGTCTGACAATTCACGTAGTGAAGATTTTTATTTATTCTCATCATTTTATCCTGAAGGCATACAGATCTACTCTAAATCAGCTAAAGGTGCAGCAGCTACCTCCGCATACAACTTTGACCTTTGGGATTTAATAGGAGTAACTTATGTAGACCCTTTCTTCTATAACCCGCTGTCTATTAGGTCTAGCTTCTCAGGAGCTGTTAGGTGGTCAATGCCACAAAGTATTGGTGGTAATCACCTTTGGCCTACCAACGGTAATACACTCTTTTCAACACCCGTGGGATGGGCATAGATGATTAAATTAATAAGGAATTAAAATGGCAGACACTTTTAGGGATCAAGTCCCAGTAGTTCTTCACATGAATGGGGCTAATGCTTCTACTACATTCACAAATAACGGGTACGGTGGGTATTCCACAACAGTAACTATAGTGAATACTATAGGAGTCCCTTTAACAACCACTGCTCCTAAATACGGAGCAGCTTGTGGCTCATTCAATGGCACCACTCATAGACTCCAGATCACAGGGCTCAGCCAAGCCTCACAATCTATGGTTATAGAGGGATGGATATACCCTACTTCGCTCTCTGCTAGTACAGCTGTCCCTATATGGTTTATGGGCCCTGATGGATCTAGTAATGGCATTATCCAATGCGGTATATATAGTACAGGTGCAGTACAACTATACTGTAGTACAACTGCAGGAGCTATGATTAATCAAATATTCTCTCCTGTTTCAACTATAGCTATTAATACATGGTATCATCTAGCTATAGTTATAAATATAGAAACTGGTATGGCCTATATATATGTTAACGGTACATCTGTAGGGCTTACTTCAGCATTCTTAACTGCTGGTCAGTCTCCTGCTAACTTCTATATAGGGTACGGCAGGTGGGGTGCCACTAATATCTACTTCCCCGGTAAAATGGATGATTTTAGAGTCACCTATGGAGCTGATAGATATACCGCAAACTTTACAGCCCCTGCAGCAGAGTTATCTGATCTAGCTGATTATATTAATACTGTATCTGAAACTATCTCAACATTATCAGTTCCAGATTACTATTTATCTAAAATAGAGTTGTTATCAGAGAGTATAGTATTAACTCACTCTGAGTCTCTCTCTACTACAATTTACTTATTAGAGTCATTAGTTTTATCACTGACTTCAGTAGATACCTTAAATTCCTCAGAGGTATTAGTAGATGTAATCAGTACCTTAGATTCATTAGTTCTTCTTATATACGGAAGTATATCTGAGAGTATTGTAACATCTTCTACCTTCTCTTCTTTAATAACACAGATAGAAAATGTAATAGACTACGTAATAAAGAACTCTTCTCTAAGTAGTAAGACAATCCTATTAGAGTCTTTAAGTAATGCAATATCTCTATTAGACTCTATAGATTATGGTGTACTTAAAACTATAAGTGATGTAGTTAATTTAACTCACACATCATTAGAGCTTAGTGTTCTATTATCGACTTTACTAGATAGTATTACTACTTCTTCTTCATTATCTAATAGTTATATTAGTATTGTTGGATTGAGCGAAACTATATTACATTCCTCTATAGT